ACATTGCGGTGTACGACACGGACAAATGTATTGAGGTCTTGGTGGAACAAGGCATGGACCATGAGGAAGCAATAGAGTATTTTGAATTCAACGTGGTTGGCGCTTGGATGGGGGACAAAACCCCTTTGTTCATGGGACCCCCGGATGGATGACGCTGAAGAGAAGATACTAAAGCTTGAGCTGCGGTTAGCGCAGCTTGACCGGGTTGACGAGTGTCAGGGGAATTTCCTTAGTTTTGTCCGTACCATGTGGCCGGAGTTCATTACCGGTAAACACCACGAGATCATTGCGGACAAGCTTGAGCGGGTGGCCTCGGGCGAACTGAAGCGCCTGATTGTCAACATGCCGCCGCGTCATACCAAGAGTGAGTTTGCTTCTTACCTGTTCCCTGCATGGATGATTGGGAAGAATCCTGCGATGAAGATTATCCAGGCCACACACACCACGGAACTTGCTGTAGGTTTCGGTCGTAAGGTTAAGAACCTTCTTGAGCGGGAAGATTATCAGGATATATTTCCGGATTCCCGGTTGTCGGTGGACTCGAAGGCTTCTGGGCGGTGGGACACGGCCCGTGGGGGGATGTACTACGCCGTGGGCGTTGGTTCCAACTTGGCTGGTCGTGGTGGTGATTTAATTGTCATAGACGATCCGCATTCTGAGCAGACGGCGATGTCGGCAAATGGATTTGATGACGCATGGGACTGGTACACTGGTGGTCCTCGTCAGCGGTTGCAGCCCGGTGGAACTATAGTTTTGGTAATGACGCGCTGGTCGGACAAGGATCTGACCGGGCAGTTGATTCGTGCGCAGGGAAGGGAGCGAGACGCTGATCAGTGGGAGGTGGTTGAGTTACCGGCTTTGATGCCTTCCGGAAAAGCGTGTTGGCCTCAATACTGGCCGACCAAGGACCTTGAGGCGGTAAAGGCGTCTATTCCTGTAGCCAAGTGGAATGCGCAGTACCAGCAGAACCCGACCGGTGACGAGACGGCCATCTTGAAGCGCGAGTGGTGGAAGCTGTGGGAGAAGGACAAGGTGCCTGATCTGGAGTATGTAATCCAGAGTTATGACACGGCTTTTAGTAAGAAGGAGACGGCGGACTTCAGTGCCATAACCACGTGGGGTGTTTTTTATCCCGACGAGGGAGGGACGCCCAATCTGATCTTGCTGGATTCGCAGAAGGGTCGTTGGGATTTTCCGGCGTTGAAGCAGGTGGCGTTTGACCTGTACAAGTTCTGGGACCCCGAGACGGTCATCATCGAGGCGAAGGCCACGGGAATGCCCCTGACCCACGAACTACGGAGCATGGGAATACCTGTTGTCAACTTTACCCCAAGTCGGGGAAATGATAAATTGTCGAGGGTCCACAGTGTAGCGCCTTTGTTTGAGAGCGGGATGATTTGGGCACCGGAGCAGAAGTGGGCGGAAGAGCTGATTGAGGAGTGTGCAGCGTTTCCTTATGGTGAATTTGATGACCTGGTGGACAGTACCACACAGGCGTTGATGCGTTATCGTCAGGGGAATTTTGTGCAGTTGCCAAGTGACGACTGGGACACACCGGAGCCTAGTCGCATTCAATATTACGGATAGCGTACATGCCCGAATCTGATCCTAATAAGCACCCCAGCCGACGTCTTCGTGCTTTAAAGCCTTCTGGTTATGAACCAGAGAGCTACGAAGAGTTTTATGGCGCGGACGAACAGGCCGAACTTTTCGACATTATGCAGGGTGTGCGTCCCGAAGACAGGTTTTCAGGCAAATACGGGATACTCCCCTATCTTGGTTATTACGGCAGCGGGGACCCGGAAGACCCTGCGTATGGTGTGTCCAGCATCAACAAATACGACATTAAAAACCCCGAAGATCTTTCCCAAAGTATTTTATCCGGTTCCGCTTATTTTGATACTAAAAGGAGATTTCCACGGTTCGAGCGGGGTGATCCAGACGATCCAACGGTTGGCGGAATGCTGGGATGGTATACGGGTAGTAGCATTTTCCCACCGAATGTGCCGAGTACACATGATGCCGTGAAAGAGAACATTCGATGGGTTGAAGGTACGGGTTTGCCTGATCCGGGGGAATCCGGCATTAGTGCTTACTACCCGCTTCAGGACTTTGCCCCTTTGGTAGCGGGAGAAATAACTCCTTGGGAACTCGACCAAGAACTTAAAGCGTGGGATAGGGAGGTTGATTTAGGAGACGGTGCCCCCGAAAACGTATACAAACCAAGGTTTGATCCCCTTAGCGAAGACTATTACCCTTTTGTTAGTGCGGAAGACATGAGAACCGGGAAAGTGGATTTAGAACAGCCGGTGTGGGACAGAGATGTCGGATTTCCAAGCACCGTGGTTCACGAGCTTACACACAGGGGTTTTGATACCCGAGCCGTCAGGGACTTTTTTGACGAGATGGAGGATGTAGGATCGTTTCCTGAAGCTAGTGGAAAGACTAGAGAATGGAACAGGTTACATGGTGGCATAAATCCTCGGCTAGAACACGACATAATGCGATCTAGGACGTGGCCCCCGCAGCGGGATACTGTGATTGATCCAAGTGGAAACTATATTGACCCCGACGCACCCTTTCTCGGATGGACTACTAAAACTAATCCCATAGAAACCTTCCAAGACCAATTCCTAGAGTGGTTAACCCCGGAGAAACAGGCCAAATACGGTATTGATTTGCCTGATGCGGAAAACCTGGGGTTTCTGGGGCTGCAAGGCGGTGGCCCTGTCTCCATGGCAAATGGTGGACAGCTCTCTACTGACGAACCCTCAGACTTTGACCCTCTTAACTTTGTTATTCCATATCTCCCGCATATTCCGGCTCTTTCAGATATGTGGGGTTATTTGGCCCCTGAACCGGGGACCATGGGTTCTCCCTATTCCCTCTGGATGATGGAAAACATAATCATGGAAGCTTTGGAAGGGATGCAAACCACGGCGGCATGGGATGCGGACCAGATATCCGCTTTTCAGGACCGCATTTACGACAACCTTCTGGCAGCAGCGGAAAACGAGCCGGATAACGAGCAGTTACAGGGTATAGCCACCAATATCAACACGCTGCGGGGCGTCGAGACTCCGACAGAGCTGACAGCAGATGAAAAGTGGGAAGCGTGGGATGAGTATCTAGCCGCGTATGAGCCTTCTGGTGATGACAACGCAGACATTGCGGATGCGGCAGAAAAGGCCATGGAGATTTTCGGGAAAGAAAGCGACGAGGCGAAAGAAGCGTTTCTGGTGGCAGCGGCAACGTATGGTGTTACTACCGAGCAGATAGCCGATGCCACAGGGACCACGGTTGCCGCGATTCTGGACAATCTCCCTGAAATCAGCCCGATAGATTATGCCAAGGAGGCAGTCACTGCCGTAGTTGAAGCACTGAAAAAGGCCGACGGATCTTGTATTGTGGGTCTTGATGGAAGCGTAACCTGTGATTTCACATGGGGCGGTCAGCCTCCTTTTGGTACTGGACAGCAGACCGGGGTTCCGGTATGGACAATCCCCGGCACCAACACCACCGTAGGGATAGACACCGGCTATAACATTTTGAATGCGGTTTTAGGGGCTATATCCCCCGCAGGTGCGGGACGACCATGGGAGGATTTACCCCAGATAATATATGAGGCGGTTCTTGGTCAGATCAAAGGAACTCTCAGCGACAAGGTAAAAGAAGAAATATATAACGCTGTACTGAGTGTGGCTGATAGTGAAGGAAATATAGACATTGGCGTTGATTTGAAGAAAAATTGTTATAACGCCGACGGAACAATAACACAGGTTTTAGCGGGTCAGAGTTGTCCGACAGGTACTTCCGAGACAGCGCCGGTGGTTACAACGACCACCACCACTTGTTACAGCGATACCGACGGCAGCACTGTCGCCGCCCTGGAAGACGGCACATGTCCTATGGGATCAAGCCCCACGGCCCCGGCGGCAGAGACTGACGAAACCCGCTGCGTGAATTCGGGTGGAACATGGACAGATGGAGCTTGTGTATGTCCGACCAAGTCAACATTGGAGAACGGGCAGTGCATGGCTGAGGCCATAGGACCCGGAACTACTTCCAAACAAGGTTGTGAAATCAATGCAGACGGCACAGCAACAGGTAACACATGGAATGAAGACGAACAGAAGTGTTATGGACCTGCTGGCACAGGTCCGGGGGAACCCGAATACACCACCTGCGAAAACATTATTGATTACAACCAGTCACCGGATGCCAATGGGAACTATCCTACAGTTACCCAAAATTACCTGACGGCAGATTTGCCGGAAGGGGGTTGTCCTACGCAGTTTGGAACTCCTCCAGCGACTACTGCAACAGGAGAAGATCTTTGTGTGTCTTCGGGGGGAACATGGACAGATGGAGCTTGTGTGTGTCCGGCCAAGTCAACATTGGAGAATGGTCAATGCATGGCGGACCCACTAGGACCCGGAACTACTTCCAAACAAGGCTGTGAAGCTACCGAAGGCAATACATGGAATGAGCAGGAGCAGAAATGTTACGGACCTGCTGGAACGGATACACGTACTTCTAAGGAAAAATGTGAAGCTAACGGGGATACGTGGAACGAAGCTACCCAAACCTGCGTAACTGCTGGCGGTCTGGTTAACGACGACGACAAGGAAGGGGAGTGTAAAACCAAAGGCGTTAACTTTTACTGGAACCGCAACAACCAGACTTGTGTAAACCGCTGTCCCGGTGGTGGTCTTTATAACGTAGCAAAAGATCTTTGTGAAACTACTTCTACGGGAACGCTACCCCAAAATCCCGATCACACCAAATGCGAAGGTATTATCGATTACAACCAACCGGCTGTTAACGGGGTGTTCCCCACTGTCACCCAGAACTACTTCGCCGCTGAGTTCGCCGCTATTGGTGGAGTATGTCCTACGCATTTTGGAATGGCGCCCACAGATGACGACGATTGTCAGATTGTTGATGGCGTTCAGTATGAAAGAAATACTCTAGGAGTATGTGTACCTCCTGTAGTTGTTGACGACGATTGTCAGATTGTTGATGGTGTTCAATATGTAAGGAACGCTCAAGGAGTATGCGGACCTCCTCCAGTTGTTAACGGCTTAGTTTGTCCCACTAACGCTTATGACGATGACGGTGTTTGCAAATGTACCGGTGGTTATTCCCCCACTTATTCAGCCGATGGGACTTTAACCGCCTGTACGAAGATTGAAGGTCCGGCATGCCCTACTAACGGTGAAATAAATGCTCAAGGGGAATGCGTTTGTAAAGAAGGGTTTTCCCCGGTCTATACTGACGGCGTATTAACGGCTTGTAGTAAAGTGGGGCCTCCCCCCGGAGGTTGCCCTACGAATGCCAGCATGGTGGGTGGTGTATGTCAGTGTGACGATGGATATACTCCGGTTTACGGCGATGACGGAACCCTGACAGCCTGTTCACCCGTTGGGGGCGATGTATGTCCGGCCAATTCCACCCGTAATTCGGCAGGTAACTGTGTTTGTGACGAAGGCTACCAGTCCTCGGTAGATTCTGATGGCCTGATGACCTGTGTGCGTTTTCCGGTTGAGAATTGCAGTAATCCTGCGTGGGCCGCGACCCATGTTTTGGAGTGTTCTCCGTGTGATGATGACGATTATGCCGAGGCTAATCCTCAAATATGTGGTATAAAAGACGGTGAGCCGCCCACAAGGCCCTATGCAACTTTTGAAGGTGTGGATATGGTACGACCTCCTTGGGTAACACCTGAAGATGTAAGGATAAATCGTTATCCTGAGACGGAACCCAGCACTTATTCCATATTACCTGCCCCGGCTGGTAGTTATGAGTATGGGATAAGCTCCTTGGCCCGTCGTCCGCAGGACATCCGTGAGGCGGTATCGGTGATAGACCCCGGTTACGAGCAGATTCAGGGTGGGCCTCCTGTATTCACGGGGGAAATGGCTCCTCCTGAAGAAATGGCACGTAGGCAAGCAGCCACTGACAGGTATTACGGTGCTATGGACCGGCTTAGTGATTATTCCACCCAGTTTAATGTAGGGGCAGATGAGCTTAGTGAGTCTTTAGGTATACCCCAAGAACAATTCGGGTGGGCTGATGTTGAGTACGCCACGCCTACTTATGGGACACCGCCCGAAGGTTATCCTACCAGTCCTGATTTACAGGCGGCGCAGGACCGGCCTTTCTACTCCCCGTGGCTGGAGGAAGAGGAAGAAGAGGAAGAAAGCATGTTTGCCCATGGCGGGGAAGTTGACGAAGAACCCCAGGGGCTGGAATCCTTACTCAAACGACGCCAACACGCCGTGGATACCATGCTCGTAAAGCGGGGACGTGGTAATGGCGTTCGGTAAAAAGCTCTGCTGCGATGGTTGCGCCCGGAAGCCTTCCAAGGCCCGGATATCCGGTAACCCGATAGCCCACCTGTTCCAGATGGGTGGCGGGGTGATGAAGGAGCTGGAATCCACTGATCCGTTATTTATTCACGAAGACGAAGGTTATAACACTGCTGTTCTTTCGGACATGCTTCGCAGGGACGTGGAGTTTGATCCTTCCGATGATACCTATTCCCGCGAGGGATCAATAGAGTATTGGAGGAATTTGTTAGAAGAAGGGGTAATTGATAAAGATAAATATTTATCCGAACTAGCCAAAATACCTCATACCCCGGTGGAGGAAGAACCGTATAGTCCTACGCCGTTGGAGTTGTACGTTGAAGAGATGACGGGGATGGAACCGGGTCTGGACCGGGCTACTTTTATGCCGTGGGCTGGAAGCCGGGAAGAAGGAAATTTTGAGTTTGCGGCACCTGCCTTGGTTTATGAGTTAGCCAAGGCGTTAAATGCCCCCGGGGTTGCTTTGAGTGGGGAAGAAATAACTCCAGAAGAAGTTTTTAATACAGCGGGGCTGCTTACTGCGGGAAGTTTTGGAGGGAGTGGGGTGCGAAACGTCCTAGCGGGGGAAGGAGTGGGATCGGGACTGGGCATGGCTACGGTTCCTCCCGGCGGAATCAAGGGTTTAAACCAACCCTTTATGAAAAAGCTGAAGAACAAAGGGGACGCTTTTAAATTTGGTGAGGTGGGCGCAGACGAATTTACAGAATTATTCAGCCGTGTACCTCGCGGTAATCCTTACCGATCCGGGGAATCTACAATAGATACTCAGCTACGAACTCTGGCAGAAGATTTACGATCAGATTATGGCGTGTCCCCGGAGCTTCTAGCCCCTTTTTACGATAAAATGAAAAGGTATCTTGAAGTGGACTATGGTACAGCAAGAGATCCGCTTCGCAGTGCCTTGTTTAGTGGTAGATTACCGGCAGAAATTGCCTTAGACCTCCGTCCAACTTACACGGGAACTAGGGCAGGTAGAGCAGGAGTTGAAGAGCTTAAAAATATACTACAGAACCCGGAGAAGAGTCTTCAACTGGCGACAGATGACGCAGCACGGGTAGCCATTTCTCGAAAGTTAGCGAAAAAACAAGCATTAACTCCAGAGGAAGAAGCCTTATGGAATAATCCTCCCCCGGTTAGGGTTGAGGCGGAAAGAGCTTATGATAGGATGGTAGAGGCTAGAGCTAACTACCTGTTCCCCTCCGAAGAAGCGCGTCAAAATTTTATATTTGAAAACAGGGCGGCGGGGGAATGGCCCAACATGGACACATCTTACGAAGTAACTCGTTCACCCGACGAACTTTCTTTTCTGGCAAATGAAAACCTTCCTTTAGAGTTGGTGAACTATAATCAATCCTCGACATATACTTTACCTAAGCTAGAGCAGGAGTATTCAAATTTCGCTAGGGAGTTGGGACTTCCGGATGTAAGAGATACTGATGTTTTAACCGCATGGGAAAAACTTAATCCTAAGGAGGGATTATGGCAAGGGGAGTTAATGGATTTAATAAAGTTGGACCCTACACAGGAATTTCCTTTGGACCCTACCTTTGCCAAAGCGGTTGAGAACACCGAACCTGTGTGGTCTATAGGAGAAAGGGGTCGGGTTAATTTTCCACTGTTCGACTATGACCTGATGGGTCAAATTTACTCAAGCCTTTTAGACGATCCTAGCAACATCCCCCGTGCTTCCTTTGTAGATATGATGACAAGTGGCGCTCAGACGATGTTGAGAAAACAGCAACGTGAAGCTGGAGTTTCAAAAGACTTTAAAGAGGGAGCAGAGAAGATAAACTCGGCAGTTAGGGATCTGGGTGAAGAGACAGTTGCTATTACAGCAGATGCAATAGAGCGGGGCCGCGTTTCCAACTATGCGGATGACGTGGATGCCTTACTTGATCCTTCTATATGGGAAAAGGGGGCTTCGCCACTGCTACCGGTTCCTTCTACTGATTCCACTTGGCTACAGGTTAAAGACCCGGATCTCTTGGAGCTTTATGGAACCTACTTGAGTAATTCTATTGGGGGTTATTCTCATATACGGAATAACCCGGGATATGGGGCCGGTTCGGGTGGTGCCAAAGCTATTGAAGATGGAAGTGTAGTAATTTATGGATTACACGATTACCAGGGTCAAACCATAGGCCATCCCCGCGTTGTGGTGGAAGTAATCGATGAAGGAACTAGCCCTTTAAAGGGCCGGACCGGGGACTTTCAGATGAGAGGGGTTGGACAAGTAAAAGGAAGGAAAGGGGCGATCAATCCCCGACATTCGATGGGGACAGATCCATGGAACCGACGAGGTAGAGTATCAGTAGAGGGAAACAGACCGCCTCATTCTAGGGACGTATTGGGGTTATTTGAGTTATTTACGGAGGTGGATGTGAACCCCTTCAATGTGGAATGGAGTGAGTTTATAGAAACTATTACTAATGCGCCTGTTAACGATCCACTTCGTCGTGCCTATGTTCGTTATGTTGATGACGAGAATGCCAGTCTAATTTCCGACGGAGAGTATTTCCACCACTCCAAGCCGCCCCCCGACCCCGATATGGAGGTGAAGTGGCTAGACGACCGAACAATGGATATGTTACGTGAAAGAGAAAATTCCTTGGAGGACACTCCTGTTAACTTACCTTGGCTTCTAAATAAAACCGACGAGGCGTCTATAGCGGGGTTTTTTGAAGACGCATACTACAGGTATTCTAAGGATGTGAACCCTTCGGTTTTCAACCGTGAAGAAATGGGGCGGGACGCCTTCGTCGGACCAATGCCAATATGGTATAGGCCACAGTTAAGCAAAGATTTATCTGACGCGCTTGAAGCGGCGGCAGCTCTACCCGAACCCCCTATCACTGAATGGTAACGTAGATTAAAGGTAAAACAGAAAATGGCTAACGGCGACCCTATTACTACAATGGTTGAAAAGGTAGAGGAAATAGAAACTCCTGATTCCTTAACCATTGAAGAACAAGTAGAAATTGCAGCCCCTACTTCCTTTGTGCCTTCAGACGGGGGTCCGGTGGAACTGATTGAACAGGAAGATGGCGGTGTCATCGTGGACTTTGACCCCTCGGCCTTGGAAGTTGATGAAAGCGACTTTTTCCGTAATCTGGCGGAAGAAATGGACGAAGGTGAGCTGGGAAGGGTTGGTAATGATCTTCTGAACGAATTCCAGAGCAACAAGATTTCCCGCCATGACTGGGAGGACACTTATTCCAAGGGGATGGAGCTGCTTGGTTATGTCTATGAAGAACGGACGCAGCCCTTTCGGGGTGCAACCGGTGTAACCCATCCTTTACTGGCTGAAGCCGCCACCCAGTTTCAGGCTCAGGCATTTAATGAACTGTTACCCCCTGACGGACCGGTACGCACAGCGATCATGGGGGAAAGAACCAAGGAAAAGGAGCAGCAAGCCAGCCGGGTTAAGGAGTTTATGAATTACTACATCACCAATGTGATGGAGGAATATACCCCTGAATTTGACCAGATGCTGTTTTTTTTACCTTTGGCCGGATCTACCTTCAAGAAAGTCTATTATGACGAAGGTCTGGACCGTGCGGTTAGTAAATTTGTCCCCGCAGAACAACTGGTTGTGCCTTATGAGACAAGTAACCTGGAAACTTGTCCCTGTATCACCAACATTGTCCCGATGGACCTGAACGAGTTACGAAAACTGCAACTTTCGGGTTTTTACCGTGACATTGACATCTTACCTTCCCAGCTCTCTGATAACGAAGTAACCCGAGAACAGGATAAGATTCAAGGGGTTAGCCCCAGCAACATGGAATATGACGCTAACCTGCTGGAGTTTCATGTAGATTTGGATCTTCCGGGCTTTGAAGAAGTGGACGAAGAGAACGAACCCACGGGTATTAAGGTTCCCTATGTAGTAACGATTGCCGAAGATGCCAATAAAGTATTGTCCGTTCGACGTAACTATGCCGAGGACGACGAGCTTAAAACAAAAATCCAGTATTTTGTCCATTACAAGTTCCTCCCCGGGTTTGGTTTTTACGGATTAGGGCTAATTCATGCTATAGGTGGTCTATCACGTACAGCTACCGCCGCATTACGTCAGTTGATTGATGCAGGGACGCTTTCCAACCTCCCTGCTGGGTTCAAGGCCCGTGGACTACGGGTTCGGGATGATGCAGACCCCTTACAGCCCGGTGAGTTCAGGGATGTGGATGCCCCAGGAGGTGCTATTCGTGACAGCCTGATGCCGTTGCCCTTTAAAGGCCCGGACCAGACTTTGTTCCAGTTACTTGGTTTTGTGGTAGACGCAGGTCAACGCTTTGCCACCATAACTGACCTGAAAGTGGGTGATGGCAACCAACAGGCGGCGGTAGGTACTACCGTGGCAATGCTGGAGCAGGGAAGCCGCGTGATGAGTGCGGTGCATAAAAGAATGCACTATTCCATGCGCAAGGAGTTCAAGGTTCTCGCAAGAGTCATGCATGAATCGTTACCACAGGAGTATCCGTTCTCGGTAGCCGGTGGTGACAAGCGGGTAATGGCGACTGACTTTGATGACCGGGTAGATGTATTACCGGTTTCAAACCCCAACATCTTTTCACAGGCTCAACGTATCGCACTGGCACAGGCTCAACTGGATTTGGCGTTGCAAGCTCCTGATTTGCATAACAATTACGAAGCCTTCCGCCGGATGTATGAGGCGTTAGGAGTGCGTGAAATAGACAAAATCCTGAATACCCCAAGTACACAGCAGCCTGTCCCCAAGGACCCTGCTCAAGAAAACATTGACGCTTTGGAGAAAACCGATTTAGAGGCGTTTGAAGGGCAGAACCATGACGCCCATATCATGGCCCATCTTACTTTTGGTGCTTCCCCTATTGTCTCGCAGTCTCCGGATATTGTGACAGCACTCCAGAAGCATGTAACGCAACATGTTAAACTCAAATCTCAAGAGATTACGATGACCGAATTTGAAAAACGGTCCAATGGAGAGGCTCCCAGTGACGAAATGTTGCTTGAAATGGAAGTTTATATGGCTCAGTTGATCGCCCAGGAATTACAGCAGGTAAGGCAGATCAGTCAACAGATTGTAAACGGCCCGGGAGCCGAAGAAGAAGGTCCAGACCCATTAATTGCCCTGAAACAGCAAGAAATAGACATAAAAGGGCAGAAAACACAGGCTGATATAGCCATTGATCAAGGAAAATTGAATTTGGAAGGCCAAAAGATGGCTCAAAGGGATCGTCAGTTTGATGATCGGATAGATTCGCAGGAAAAACAGACCACGGAGAGGATAGAAGCGTCAGATCGGCGCGAAAACATGAGATTACGTGAAAAATTAGGAGAAACTCCATGAGTAGAGTCAAAACAGGTGGCGCTCCACCTCGAAAAACCCCCACACCCACTAAATTTGAGGTAATCAAGGGTCAGGGAAAGGTTCCCTTTAGCGATTACAAGGAAATTCCCACCCCCAAGAACCTTGGTAAGGGTACAGTTACAAAAGGAACATCCCGTGGCATGGGTGCCATGTTGCGTGGTGGAAAATTTACCATTAATTAGGTGATATAT